GTTGGTTCAATTAAGCACCTTGGCTTCCGTAAATACCTCTCCAGTCGGAGAACCCAAATGAGTATCTCTCCCTAGCTTTGTACCGGATGTTGCCAGTTGTGAAGTCTGGTTCCATTGAAGTTGCCATAGCAGTTCTTTGAAAGCCTTTTAGTCCTTCGCCTGAGTCGGTTACAGAAGTAATGATGAAGTAAGCATCAGGATCATTAAGATAATGATTCACTACAGTCCCACCAGAAATCATTCCAGTGTTTTTAATTGCATTGATATCGTTATCTGCTGTCGCAGTTCTTAGTTCACTTGACAACAATCTGTCAGCCACAAAAACCAATTGTGGTGGAATGACAAGTTTAGAAGGCATAACACTAATTTGTAAACCACGATCATCAGTAAATGTCGCTAGATCTACTAGGTTAGCTTCAAGAGACGTCTCATTCAAGTCAGCCATTGTTGTTGCTCTGTTAGCTTCAGTACCACCACCAGCTAATGGGTGAGCAGTATTGATTAGTGATACACCATCACCACCAGTAAACGATGATGAAAACGCATTGTTAAGAACAGATGCAGCTTTAACCTCTTTCGAGTGCTTCATAGATCTTGCTAATGCTTTTGTGTAACGCTTACCGAGTGAGTCGTATAGATTATCTTCTATAGCTTCTTCAGTAAGAGCGAATGCCAAACTTACAGTGTCATGTGAATAACGCGCAGTAAATGATTCAGTTGCGTTATCAAATGATACTCCTTGACCTTCAGCTTTATCTGGCGCACCGCCAAATCCTACTAACATTACTTCTTCTTCAAACGCTTTTGCGCTATCTTCCATGACGAATATTTCAGAATATTCCTCGCCATGCTGGTCGTACTCAAGTCCGAAAAGACTGTTGAGTCCGGGTTCTAGCTCAGCCGCTAGTTGGGCGCGTGATATTGCCACGTTAGTTCTCCTTTAAGCTAGACCAGCACCTTTCTGTCCCATGATGTGATTTTGTATCACGACTAAGACATTGGTGTTGGCAGACGCTACGTCTGAGTTATCGGGATCCTGAGAAATGTCAATTGCTTTTAAAGGCAATGTCGCAGTAGTCGCACCTGTTGAGGTATCGAGTTCTGCATTACTTTTCCCAGAGAGAGTGCTACCTACTGGTGATTGTTCAACAATGTCGAAGTTTCCGAACAAGTCAGCGACAGGAAATGCTTCGTCAGACTGGACTTCGAACACGACATTAGGATCGTCAATCACGTTGGCAACGATATCCGAAGCAGCAATACTACCCGGATAATGATTTTTGAAAGTTTGCTCACCTGTAGTTGGATCAGTGTAACTTACACCATTAAATACTCCAACGATAGGTACTGTTCCACTCGCAGCATGTCTACCCAATACTCCAGCTGTTAGTTGTGTAACTAAGTCGCCTTGGAAAATTGGAGTTGTAGCACCACTGGCTATTCTGTAACGGCTCTGACCGCCAGAATAAGGAGCACCACCCATCATTCTTACTGGTTTGCAACCAAAACTGGCATCTTTATTAGCCATATTTGTTTACTCCTATGTAAAGCTACCTTTGGTTATTTTTTACCAAAAGTAACACTGGATCTTCTATTGCTATCGTACTTCACATATCTACTATCTTTTTTCGCATCATTAAACATAGTGTTATCTAACGCTTGATTTGCGAGATGAGTTTTTTGCTCATAATGAGCATTTCTTTCACCTTTAGTTTCAACAGGAAGTTTAGCAAGTATCAATCCTTCATTATATACAACGCCAGCTAATCGCCCTTTTTCTTCGCCCATTGTTGGTAATGACCATCCAGCTGGTAATTCAGATCCTTGTACGAATTCCCAACCTTCTCTTAATCTATAAGATACATTGTTTGCATCTTCCGTACCAAGCAAAGACTGTCTAATCCACCTATACTCATATCCTTCTGGTGGTGGTGGAGTATCGAGCTTTCTTACTGGCTCCCATGGTTTTCTACGAGCTTCTTTATCGTGCATCTCGGAATCACGATCAGTTCTTGCGTAATCTTCTAAACCTGACATATTAACTTACCTCTCTTTGTTGTGAGATTTTTTGCTTCTCTTTTGCAACTCTTTTAAACCACTCATCTTCAGACATCTTGTGTGGCTTTAAAGCTCTTAGGCGAGCCTGTTCAGACTTAGTAAATGTTACACCGCCTTTTTTTGCTTGTGTTTTTTGCCTACTTCCTACAGAAGTTGATGCAACTCTTTGCACAGTGGGTTTAGCATCATTTTTCTCGGCTGTTTTCTCAGATCCTTCCAAATTTGGAAAAACCTTACGAACTCTTGTGTCTAGCTCATTCCAATAATCATCAGTATCAGCTATGTAACCTTCATTTTCAAGCACATAATGTTGGTACATAGCATAATCAGATTCTTCTTTATGTTCTGGTTGGTTGTACCAATTGTTCCTACTTTTCCAAGCCAACGCACTTTCACTAGGCTGTACTTGCTGTGGTGCTTGTTGTTGTGGAGCTTGTACAGTCTGTTGTGTAACTGCTGGCTCTTTAGCTTGTCTATTCTTTGCAATTCTTAACTTTTCTTTTTGTATAGACAAATCACTTTTCAATGTATCTGCTTTCGACATTAAATCAGCATCGCCACTAGCAACTGCTTTTTTGTATAGCTCATCTGCTTGTTGCTCTTTAGCTTGTATTGACTGTTCTTCAGCAACCAATACATTGCTAGTCAATTCGCTAGTTCTTGCTTTTAATTGTTGGTTTTCAGCATCTTTTTGCGCTAATAATCTTTCAGCTTGCAATGCTCTTTCTTCTGCTTGTCTAGTTTTTTTATTGAGATTATTAATTCGCTTGCTTACATTTTTTGTATATTTATCAAGCTCATCATCAGAATCTACTGTAGTAGCAGTCTGGCTTTCACTATTTTCGATAGCATCATCTACCACAGTAAATGCTACTTCTTCTTCATTTTTTTGCTCTACTTGTTCTTCGCTCATAATTTATATACTCACTATATCGTCTGGGTGCTTTATAGTTCCAATGACCTCATCATCATTAATTATACGAACTTCAGCACCATCTTCTAATTTAAACCTAGCACCAGCATACCTACTAATCAAGATCCATTGTTTTTCTTGACACCAATGCTCGCCATATTTCTCTTTGTTACTGTAGCATAAAGGTCCTTTCTTAACTACATAAGCTACTAGAGTAGCTAACGATTCTTTATCTACTGTTTCTCTAGTAAGAACAATACCGCCTTTCGTCTTTTGACTTTTTCTGTATGGTAAACATAAAATTCTCCATCCAGTCGGCTGTGGCATTCTTTCTATTACACTATCTTCTACCTTTGTTGGATCCAAAACTACATCATCTGGATCAACATAAGCTGATTTCAACTCAACTTTTTTGCCCATTTTGCTCAATCCTCTATCTTTTTATAAGATTTAATAAAGTCTTGCATATTGTATAACTGATGTAGTTGTCCTGTAAAGAATTTATACTGCTCCATATCTTTAACTTGACCTGTCATCAATATATTTTGTATTGAGTCTATTTGTATCTGTATTTCTTTTCTTATGTCACTAACTAAATCAAACCCATCCATTATATACTCCTATTTTTTCTTAGCTGGTCTACCTCTTTTTTTAGCTACTTTCTTCTTAGCTACTTTTTTCTTTACTACTTTCTTTTTTGGTTCCTCAGCTTTTACTTCCTCGACCACTTTTTCTTTCTTTTGTTTTGGGTTTGGAACCACACCGCCAGATTCAATAATCTTCATTTTATTTGCAATTCTTTCATCTGATGCTTTTTTACTAGCAAGTGCTTCTGCTTCAGCTTTTGCCCATTCTTCTTGCTCTTTTTGTCTATCTAACTTTTTTTGTTCTTTGAGTTGCCTTTGCATCTCTAATTGTATTGATGAAGCCATTTAATTTCTCCTAAATCTTTGCTCTAGTTCTAAAATTTTAAGTTCAGCCTGTTGTCTCATTCTTTCCATGCCCAAATTCAATTTATCATCAGCGATAGATTTTTGTATATCCAACCTTTGTTGTGCCATCTGAGCATCCATCATATCTGACTGTGCTTGTTGTTGTTGCTTACTTACAAACTTCTCTTGATCTAAATCTATTTCTTTATCTTTCAAAGCAAGCTCTTGTTGTCTAATGGCAACTAATGGATCATCACCACCTGTTTGTATAGTAGACAAGAAATCATTAGTTAGTTGAGCCATTATTGGTGAGGACATCTGATCCATCATCATTTGTAACTCTTGTCCTATTTGTTCTGCTTGCTCTGGTGGTACTTGCTGTGCTTGCATTTGCAACTGAGAAATCCTTTCTTGCATCTCTGGTGGCATTTGTTGTTGAGCCACTTGTGTAGATAAGAATTGTAGATGTTGCATGACATGACTAATAATCAAAGATTGTATTTGTGGGTTTTGTTGAACCACGCTAGTCAAAAATAATCCTTGGTGTGCTTGTACATGAGCTTCATGGTTTTGTTGTGGAAAAGCCTGTGCTGGCTGTCCTAGTAAAAAACCAGAATTTTCTAAGCCAGCATCAACTGGTCTTGGTGTCGTGTCTGGTGGTGGCTGTAATAATGACTCAACATTATCTATACCTAAAGCACCATACATTCTTTTGTATGCTTCATATATACCAACAGGTCCATGTATCTGTGGATTAGATTGAACCATTTGCAATAATTCTTGTGCCAAAGTAATACGCTGGCTTTGACTAAAGATGTTTGGATCTGATACTGGAACCACATCAATCCTGTCATCGAAATCGGTAGCTTTTATTTCTCTAGGCGCAGTCCCAGTATCGTAACTGTAAACAGGTGGTAAAAAGTCTGCGAATACATTGCCTAAAAGATTAAACTCAAGTTTTTGTGAGTAATGCAATCTTTTGTGTATAGCACTCATAACTTTTGTGCCACGCTCAAGTAATGCTACAGTAGTTCCAACTGGCATAGCTTGATTCATATCACCAACATTCATATCAGCAATAGCAGCAAATCTTTTACCTGAGTCAATAAGCAATCCTAGTAACTGCATCAATACATTACTTGGTTCTTTTATAGGTAGTGGTATTAGATTTTCACGCAAAGAACCACCAGTAGTATCTATATCTCTAAACTCACCGGGTTGTAATGGATCTGCTTCATCTCTAATTCTCATTCCTCTTGCTTTAAATCCAGCTGGCAAGTTACTTAAAGTTCCAGCATCTATAAGCTGTCTTAATATTGATGTCGATGCTTTACTCAAACCACCTATCATGTGTGAAAGCCCAAGACCATAAAACCCAAGACCGGGTAAGAATTTATACTGTACAAAATAATTTATTTTGTTTTTGTCAGGATCTTCTGGATTGTAATTTCTTCTGATTGCTAAGACTTTGTTCGCTTGTTCATCAATAGTTACTATGTATGGTAATTTTAGACCAGTCGATTCACCTTCTTCATCGATATCCTCATATCCTTCCAAATCCAGAATAGTATGAACCTCGTATATTGTTCTGTTTCTTTCTTCTGTGTAAGATGGCGATATACCTTGTATCTCATCAATTTCATCTTGTATATCGTTAGAATCTGCAAAATCACCATCAGGTATATCTACATCAGCGTAAAAACCACTTAACTGTTGTTTTTTTATTTCGTTTCTTGACATGCTAATTACATGTGTAATTCTCTCAGCTGTAGAAATATCTGGTGCTTCGTATGGAACTACGAGATCTTCTGGTGGTATAAACTTAGAAACAGCTCTCTTTAATGAAAAATCATAGTATATTTTTTTAAATGCTGAACCAGCTAATGGTAAGAAGAATAACAATTGATCTAATTCTGGATCATACTCTTTCATTACATTCATAATGTAATAGTTCATAAACTCCATCACACGATCAGCTTGGCTTTCTGTCTCTGCTGTTCTTGCACCAATAATCTGTGTTTTTACAGGACCTTTTGCTGGCAGTAATTCCTTATATGCCTGAGCTTGGAATTGTGTGACTGCTTCAGCTAAGATTGGGTGGATAACACCAGAAGAACCTTCGAATGGTTGTGATCTTGATTCATCAAACTTCATGCCAAGATACTGTAATCCATCTGTGTAAGTTTTTTCCCATTCAGATCTTGAATCGAAATCACCTTGTATTGACTCTACAAGTTCTGTGGCTAATGTTCGTAAAGATGTAGAATCTAAATTTTCAGCTAAGTTTGCGTAGAAATCTTCTTCCACCATCTCTGCTTTTTCATTTAATTCTTCTTCAGTAAATATTTCATCACCAGAAACAACAATACTAGCAGCTTCTAAAAGTTCTTCTTCTCTAGTCTTATCTGGAACAACCTCGATCTCTGAGCCTGTTTCAATTATGTCTGGATCATTTTCTGTACCTAAAACTCTTTCAACTGCCATAATATTTTCCTAATGTATTACTGTGTCCTCATCTACTTCAAAATCTTCTAGGTTCATTTCACTATCAATTACCATTTCTAATTCACCAACTAAAATCAATCCCTGAAGCGAACAAATCTTTTTTGCTTTCTTTCTATCTGATGCCATAATGTTTGGTCCAGCAAACAATTCGTCATCTAAAATAAATGATGTTAGCCAAATCTTCATTAATAATATACTGTTCTGTTCTTTTTTAACAATTTAACTTCATCTTTGTAATCTTCATTTAATGAAAGAAAGCCACCTTGTCTAAATCTCATAAGTGCCATCGTCATGCTGTCAACATAGTCATCATAGTCTCCATAAGGGAAACTAGCGCATTCTTCACGCACTTCATCTGCAAAAGTTTCATCAGGCAACCACACCATTCCTGACTCAAAAATAGGAGCTACACTGTTCATTCTAGCAACTTTATCTTGCCCTCTTGATGGTGAATAAGCTGTAACAGGAATTCCCATTCTTCTCAATTCTTGTGTTAAAGGTGTACCTGTTGCTTTTGCTTCTATCAAAATACAATCTGGTTCCCAATATTTATATTCATCCCATGCTAACCTTTTCAACTCAGGGAAATCAACTCTAACTCTTTTTGCATCTAAAAGTATTATATTAGGCTGTCCATCATCTTCATGCTCAAAGATCGCCCATGTAGTAATTGCTGAATAATCAGCAGATTCTTTTTTACTAAACGCTGTATCGTAACTTTGTATTACATACTCATAAGCTGGTGGGGATTCTTCATGCCATTCTTTCCACCACTCTCTTTTTATTATCGATCCTTCTTCTGCTGTAGGATTTTGCATCCATTGTGCATTCCATTTAGCTACTGGTAACGATGCTTTCACGCTCAATAATTCTTCTTTCTTCCAGAACTCACCCCACAATGGCTTGTCACTTTCTGGCATTATTGCTGGGAACTCAACTATCTCCCATTGATCTGCATGATCATCACCTTGTTTTTTCAAAAGTCTACCAACAAGATCTTTAGTGCTCCATCTTGTCATTACTATGATAATAGTCCCACCGGGTTGTAAACGCTGTCTTGGACCTGATGTGTACCATTCATATGCACTATCCATTGCTTTTGGACTTAACGCATCTTGCTCTGAATGTGGATCATCAATAATTAGTAAATCTGCACCACGACCGGTTATTGCACCACCTACACCAGCATAGAAAGATTCACCTTCTTGGTTTGTAGTCCAGCGACCAGCACTTTTGTTATCTGCTTGTAATCTTAGATTTGGGAAAATTGTTTTAAAATCGTCACTATCAATTAAGTTTCTGACCTTTCTTCCGAATCTCACAGCTAGTTCTGCTGTGTGTGTACACTGTATTATTTTTAATGCGCCATTCAAACCCATCATCCAAGCTGGTAAATATGTGCTTGCAAACTCAGATTTAGAATGTCTGGGTGGCAAACATACGATCAATCTTTTCAACTTACCTTGAGCTATTTTATTGAATTTGTTTGCAATTATTTTGTGGTGTCTGCCAGAAATAAAAGCATCACCCCACATATATTTAACGAATGATAAGAAGTCTTTGTGACAAGATTTTTGGCTTTCTAGTTGTTCATATCTATTTAAAAGAGATACTGCTTCATCCTTCTCTGCTTGAGAAAGTATGTCGAAGTCTTTAAGTGATAGCTCTTTCATAGATATCGGAGATGGTAGCTAGATAGTGACAATATGGTACTACCATCTCCTAAGCAGTAATGGAGGACTGCCTAGTGTTAGTATAAGTGATATATCACACATCATGCCATTCTTTTCCTTGCCACAGCAAACTTTCTGCTTCTCGCCTTCTAATCAAACCATCAGAAACGACACCAGCACTTTTGTTCCAACGCTTGATTTGTGCTGGTATTTCATCGTATTTTTCTTGGTTGAGCAACTTGAGTAGCGTACTGCTTCTGAGGTTCGATG